TTACCCTGCGTGCAGCCGGTCTGCGCGGAAGTATTACCAGTAAGCGAGCTCACTTGGTGTTACTAGATGACCCTATTAAAAGTAGTACAGACATTCGAAATCCTGCTATTAGGGACGAGATGCTCCAGAACTGGAGCTCAGTTATCGCGCCGATTATTTTTGAAGGTGGACGAGCTATCTGTTTGGGCACTCGGTTCCACCCGTTGGATATTCATAAAACTATGTTTATTCCTTCAAAAGGGTGGAAACAAGTTGTTCAAGAAGCGCTCACTTACAGCGACCGAGGAGAACCTGTTTCGTATTGGCCAGAGCAGTGGTCCGTGGATTATCTGCTTGGACAAAAGGAATTGGATCCAGTCGCATTTGCGTTCCAGTATCAGCAGCAACCTGTTATGACTTCGGATCTGGTCGTGTCACCAGATCTCCTTATTAAAGGTGAGGTTGTAACAGAGTTTGATACTTTAGCTGTTGGTATCGACCTCTCGGCGAGTAAAAACGAAACCAGCGACTACACCGCGTTTGTTCTTGGCGGAAGACTAAAAGATAAATATTACATTATTGATTCGCACCAATGTAGGAGCATAGGAAACCTAGAAAAAATTGATTTGCTTTGCGACATGTTGTTGGAGTGGGGAATCTTAAATAAACAAGGTGATATTTATTTTCCTACATACTCCACGATCACACTTGTAGTCGAATCTGTTGCGTATCAGGCTTCACTTGCTGCGGATTTGAGGCGGGTCTTGCTGAACGAACGAGAGCTAACTAACCTCCACATTCACGAGGTAAAAGGCTTTCGAGGAGATAAAATTGCTCGTTTTCGGGGGACGTTAGGGTTACTAGAAAACAAGAAAGTTATCTTCAACAAATATCGCAAGTTCGACGCTTTGTTTGATCAGTTGATCAACGTTGGTTCGACCGCACACGACGATTTGCTAGACAGCTACACGTGGTTAATTACGTTTTTACAGCGGAGAGGAAATTTTTCTATTGAATACTGAAGGGTGTCGCTTTTGCTTTTAAAGTGCTGTCACCCTAGGCTGAACGTATGAAGAAAATTTGGTTAGCCATAACTGCCCACAAGCCTTTGGAGCGGATTAATACTCTTGTAAATGTTTTAAATACTTACAGTAAATATCCGTATGACATTACTGTAAAAATTTATATTGATTACGATTCTCAAAACGATCAAGAGCAATTAGAAACAGTTCTGGAAGCTTTTAATTTACTTAAAACAGAAGTCGTTGTGGCGGCTCCTGAGTATGAGGGTTGGTATTTAACCTGGGCACATAAAAATGATCTAGCTATAGCTGTTTTACGTAAAGAAGCAGATTTTTATATCTACCAAGAAAACGACATGATCATTCCGGTCGAAAGTTTCCATTATTGGCTCCGGTGGAAGCAACCGTTAGATCGTTACAAATTAGAACCCGGTTTTATTCGATATGAGAATTTTAAAGGTGTAAAAGTACCGTTTGATAACTACCAGAAGTATTCATTAACAAAAGAAACCAAAAACGTTTGGCACGATATCGGATTTAAAGTACCGAAGATTTTGGTTATCAGCCACGATTTTGATTTATTTGTTCAGGTCGCTAATCCGTATTACGGAGCGATGATCTTGGATCAAACGGACGCAGATAAATACATTCGATCTCAGAGTTTCGATCCCTACAAGGGTTATGAACTTGTTGGAATTCGTAATTGGCCGATAGCGGACCGGAGTTCAATGGGGTTAGCTTTTGAGGATTTACCTTCAGGACATGAACATAGACGGTGTGTTCCAATTAAAAAGGTGAAAGGGGTGTATCAACCGCATCCTTGGTGTTTGTTACAACATGATGACACAAAATACGCACCAGAGTTATACACAAAGCTAGGCGAAGTTCTAGACTGTAAGGAGATGTTCGAACTCTAATCGTGGTCTCCCACGGGGCGGCTTTTGTTTCTGTCTGTTATGTGCTAAAAAACTTCCGTAAGTGCGAAACTATTAGTCGTGAAGATGCGTACCGGTTACGAAAATATGTCGAAGAGAACGGAGGAGTCATCTATTGGTTCAACCCCAGTTGAAGATCCTGTTAGACCTAATTATTACGTTCGCGAAGGTATAGAGTGTTATGATGTGCAACGAGCTTCTATGGGGCTTTTAAAATATCAAGGATATTTGGAAGGTTGCGCACAAAAATATCTTTGGCGGTGGGAACAAAAAAATGGAAAACAGGATTTAGAAAAAGCTGTTGAATATCTTGTTAAACTGTTAGAAACACTCGATTGATATGGACGTAAGAGCTTTCGGGAGCGTTTATGGGCAAACGTCTTCGTTGCCATACGCGAGCGGTTTTATGATCAATAATGGTGTTGATAAAACATTTCCAGCCTGTAGGGCTGTTTATGTTGAAACTAACAATAAAAATGCAGACAAAATTTTAAAAATTTCTTTATCGGATGCTCCGGGTACTTGGCTTACTTTGGAACATATTCGTACTGATGTTTTACTTCCTATCTCCGCTACGGCCATAAGTGGCGCATCTACAGTTGATCATATTTACGTGTTTTATTGATGGCTGAAATCGCTAAAAAACGCGACCCTGAAAAATGGGCGCAAGCAAAAGCCAAAGCACGTAAAAAGCTTGGCGGTCATAGCGCTCGGGCTATGCAGCTAGCCACTAAATATTATAAAGATATGGGAGGACGTTACGAAGGTAAAAAGTCCGAAAGTAATCGTTTAACTCGATGGGGTAAAGAGGATTGGCAGACTCGGGAAGAGTACGAATCCTCTAAAAAATAGACTTTATAATTAAAAAAACTTCATTATGGACCTTTCGACTCTTGTAACTGCTCTTTCCGGGGGTGAATCCTACCGAGAAAAAAGCGGACTTCCTGAAGCAGAGGATATCAAAAGAATTTTAGTCCAAGACGCTAAAAATACTCTGCTAGGTATAGCAGCCGCAAAACTGTTAAAAGGCGAAATGTTGGGTTGATTTTATGGCTGACTTAGCTCGTGAAGGTGGAAGAACAGAGCGCTATTTACCACGATCCGCGTGGGCGTCTTTAAGCGCGGAAGAACGCCGTGCTACAGATGAAAAAAAGAAAGCGGCAACTCGCGGCAAACCAGTAAATACTCAAGTGTCTAATACCGAAAAGGCGAAAGAAGCAAGACGTAAAGCTTCCAAGTACATTGAAAGAAAGAGTTCTTAGTTATGGATCAGTTCCGTCGCGCCGCTAATTTTTACTCCCAGGCTTTTGACGCTCAAAGTCAAGCTGCAGATGCTCAGCAATTCCTGCAGCAACCAGGCGTGGAAAATGTTGGCTATGCCACGGACCTTATATCTCAACCTACTGGAAGTCCCGTTCCACCTAAATTTGGTGCGTTTGGTGCTTATAAAGAAGATGATGGTCGTGTAGAGGATATGAAACGTTTTATGCTTCGTAAGTCACTTTCAAAGCAGAATGGTTCCAACGGCATTGAATTTAGGGCTGGAGGCGGAGCTCCTACCCAATCTGTGAGCTAGTATGTTGACAGTTAATTGTCGGCATCGTGCTCTTCGATTGTTTTTTGTACTTTGACGAAAAAGAGCTGTTAGAACTTCGCTACAACGTTCTCAAAGACGTTGTAGATGGTTTTATTATTACTGACGCAAATAGAACATTTAAAGGCGACCCTAAGCCGTTTACGTGCGTAGATACAATTCGTGAGCTTGGTTTACCTGAGGATAAGCTTCAAGTTCTTCACGTAGAGTTACCTTCTGCCGAAGAAGTGTTTAATCCTTGGATGCGCGAGTACGCCCAACGCGACGCACTTGCCGTGGGAATGCGAATGACGCCTCCGGATTCTGTTTTCTTTTTTAGTGACGTAGACGAAATTCCAAAACCTTCAGCTTTGTTAGAGGCAGTTGAACTTGCAACAGCAAACCCCGAGCGGTGTATCCGATTATCCATGCCTATGTTTTATGGACGTGCGGACTTACGTGTTGTAGATCCGGAGCAGGATTCATCTAAACCTCCGACAAATTGGACTTGTGGAACCATTGTGCTCCACGAGCATTTGGAGCAGACTCTTTCACAAATCCGTTGTAATCCAAATGACTATATTGTTGGCGACTGCGACGCAGGTTGGCATTTTTCATGGATGGGCGACGCAGATCGTAAAAAGCGTAAGGTAACGTCGTTTTCTCATTGTTATGATGACATCCCTAATGCTGTAGCACCCGCCTATAGTCAAGAAATGCTTGATTTTATTGAGCAGTATCAGCCAGAAGCCGGTGGGACTGATCCGTTGGGACGTAAAGATCACGTTTTAGTTCCGTATTCGCATGATCTTTTGCCTCCAGAATTGTTTAAGATGGATCGTGTAAGAGAGTATTTGCTTCCAAATGGCTGATCGTATGCCTGAAGGTCTCCGCAAGCATTTTGAGGAGAAAAATGCTTCAGAAGACAAAAAAGAAAAGCACAAAGAGGCTCTTCATAAAGCTAAAAAAGCTAAAATGAAGCGCAAAATGGAGAAAAAAGGCTAAAAAGCTACATATTTACCTTTTTTAGGTTTTAATTTCGAATGTCAGCCGACAACCTTAGTGTCCGTCAACGTTTTAATGAAATCCTAGAGTCGGCTCGAACTCAGGATCGCAGTAAACAGGCGGCCACTATGGTTGTTTTGAGTCATTTGCAGCAAATGACGCTGCTGATGATGAAGAAAGGTCTGTTTTTCTATTGTGAGCAAGACACTTATAAAGCCCGAAACAAGTTTTTACAAGATTTAATTTCGCTTAACAAGCTGGACATTCGCTTTCCGGCTGTTATCCGTAATTTTCTTATTGACGGTTGTGGTTTGTTCTACTTCCGTCCAGATGAAAAGCTTAAATATCAAATTTATTTCTTTAATAAAAATCAATATAGGGTTTATCACGATGTTAACGGTGAGATCGAAGAAGTAATCATTATTTACAGTTATAAAGTTCGCAATTCAGCTCTCGGGTTGCCTTCAGAGACTTATGGTCAAAATAAACGTTATGTAAGACTTTCAATTACCGCGAATACAATTTCTGAGTTTGAATCCAATAGTGAATTAAGTTTTGAGCTCGATCCTGGCACTGTTTTAACTCCAAAAAACAGGCGCCCAAACACGCTTGGATTTATTCCTGCAGTTGAGGTTTTAAATAAGCCGAACGCAAGCGGAACGGATGGCGAAGGAGAATTTGAACCGTTCATGGAGCAGATTGTGCTTCATGATCAGATGATTTCGAATATTGCGAAGAACATTGAGTTTTTTGGTAATCCCACGCTGATTAGTTCGCGTCCACGTAGCGATCTTGTCGAAGCGTCTGATGCTGATCGAACTTTTAGGCCCACAATTAGCAGTCAGAGTGGTTTTGGTGGCATCGATTCTCCGTCTACTCGGGTAGCTGAACCATTCGGCTCTAATTCCGCTCTTGGCGGATTAAGAGTTCCTCGAATTATCGCGAACGTCGAACCTTCCGACCGCGTGGGCTACATGACTCCGGACCCGGTAAACGGGGACATGAATCGTTACTCTTTATTGCTGCGTGAAGAAATTCGTACTGCTTTAGGTGGGGTCGATGAAATTTCTATCTCTGCTGGCGCTACTGCCACGGAGATTAAAGGTCTGATGGGTAGGGCTCAGGCCACGGCTCTTCGTAAAAATAAGAGTTTCTTGACCTACGGATTCTGCAGATTGTTGGAGATGATTCTCTACCATCAAGAGCAAGTTTTCCGCGAAAGTTTTATTCAGGTCATGGGGATGCTTCCCCCCAATGCGCCTAAAGAAGAAACAGAAGAGTCGGTTGCTAGGTATCAAACAAAATTAAATAAGTATGAAGATCAAGTTACGGTTGCTATTCAAACTGCTGTCACTGAGAACAAAGTCCCACGTGGTGTTTTTGGTTTACCCCCTGATGGCGATCGGGAAGTTACTTATAGGTTCCAAGGTGATGTTTATGAAGACACCGCCTATGACGTAAACCAAAAATCTATTGTTGTTCGAAATCTTCAGGAGCTTGGTGTTGATAGCGTTGAAGCTCTGAAGTATTTGTTCCCGGATAAAACGGATACTGAGCGTGCAGAAATGTTGAAGGGTTTCCCCTTCCGAATGATTCAACAAACTCAGGGCGCTTTTCAACAATTTCTAGTATTATTGAATCAGATGTTGCAAGCGCCACATCCACTCGCGCCGAATACGCCCTTAGCGGCTGATCCTCGGCTAAACCTAACGCCCTTGCTTTATAGGACGTTTGACCACCTTGCGCAAGAACTGACTTACTCGGGCAGCTATGAGCCAGCAGATCCCAGCTTCGATCCCGAGCCCGGTCTCCCCGGCGGTAGCAGCCCCTCAGGCCGCTCCCTCGGCGGATATGGGCTCAACCGCCTACCCGCAATGGGTGGCAACTACCCAGGGGGCGCCTTCGGCAACTATGCCCCAAATGCCGTCGCCGGTACAACAGGTTACGGCCCCTTCTACCAGCAACCAGTCCAGCCAGTATCCGTCGGCTTACTCCCCGTCCAACCCGTGGGAAGCAGCGATGGGCAGTTTGGAACGGGTGGTCTCACGCCTCTCCCCGTCCCCCAGCCAGACAGCACAGTATCAGCAGAGCCCGGCACAAATGCCGGATACTCAACTGTACAGTCAGAGTTCACTGGCCCAACCGTATCTTTACCAGGCACCATCGGCTCAG